CAGAAAAGACTGGATAAACTGTTTAGATAATCAAAATCAAAATTATAATGGTAATCAATCAATTTTAGATACATCACAACTTAGTAATAGTAATAAATATATGTCTTATAGAGAAGCATATTTAAGTATTCCATTTGTTTTAACTGTTGTTAATCAACCAACTGTTTTACCTGCTGGACCAGCAGGAGGTGCTGGACTTGTTTCTGCTACTATTACTAATGTTTTTTCTCCTAGTAATGCTCTTGATAATGTTGATTATGCTATTGGATTAAAAAGTTGGTTTGGTCAAATTATTCATTCTTTTACTTTAGATTATAATGGAACTACTATTATTCAACAAACTCCATATATTAATATGTGGAATTCTTTCCGTCTTATGACTAGTCTTTCATTAGACGATGTCAATACACAAGGTGCAACAATTGGATTTTTTCCTGATGATTCTTTGTCTTGGGGTTATCAAGGTCCAAATGCTGTTCCTGCTACTGCTCAAAATAATGTTGGTAATGGAACAGTAAATAATACTAATGCAATTATTCAACCACAATTAACTCAAAATTTTAATGTAAATAATTCAAAATTAGGAAATTCCGGTTTTTTGAAAAGACAAAGATTAATCTGTTTTGACCCTGCTGGAAATTTAGGAACAACTGCAAATCCTGTAACATATGATAATCTTATTAATAATGGGGTTGCTGGGGCTTTTACACAACTTTGGAAATCATATATCTATAATAAAACTAATCAAGCATCTGCAACAGTTCCAGGAGTACTTCAAATTGCTGTTGTTGCTACTGTTTATTTAAAACATATTCATGGATTTTTTAATATGATTCCATTATTAAAAGGTGTTTTTATGAAAATGACAATGAATTTAAATAATACATCAACAACTATAGGAGTCGCTGCTACTTATCCCGATACTACTTTTGCAAATGCTCCTGCTCTTACTAGTGGAACATATATGAATTGCATTAGTGTTTCAAATCCTTTAGGAGGAGTCAATCCTCTTAATGTCGCTAGTGCATCGACTGTATATACGGGTGCAGCGTTCCCTTTTGATGCTAATGCTGGTACATTTAATACTGTTGCTATTGGTACACTTGTTCCACCCACTGTAGCTGATAATGCTGCAACAACTTCAACAATTTCTCAAGCTGGTAATCAATATGCTCTAAGAAATGGTGGTTTTGGTCTTTTAATTGGTGGAACTACTCCAGATTCATCTAATACCAATATTCCTGCAGGTCAAATTTCACAAAGATATTTAATGAATATTTCAGTAGGTAGTACTTGTTTAGATACACAAATTAATAGTGCCGGTGGTGCTCTTATTACTCCTGCTCCTTTATCAAAAAGTATTTATTTATATATTCCTGCATATACTTTTAACCCTCCTTTTGAACAAGCATATTTATCTAATCCAGTTAAGACAATTAAATACACAGATTTATACCAATATCAAGTCACAGGTGTCGGAGCTGGAGCAAATTTTAACAATCTTATTACAAATGGTATTGCAAATATTAAATCTGTTCTTGTTCTTCCTTTTTATAACTCTGGTGGAACTGCTCAACCATGTGGAGCTGGAGATATAGTTACAAATTTAAGTCCTAATTCTGGTTTTGTTTCAGGTGTTCCTGTTTGGCAAAGTCCTTTTGATGGTGCTGGAACTGGAACTACTAGTCCTTTATGTTATCTTACAAATTTTAATATCCAAATTTCTGGACAAAATGCAATTTATAATACTCAAAGATATCTATTTGAAGAATTTAATAATCAACTATATGGACAAAATGCTGTAAATGGTGGTCTTACTGATGGTCTAACAAGTGGTTTAATTGATAGACAAGCATTTGATAATAATTATTGTTATTACTATGTAAATGTTGAAAGAATGCTTCCTGCTGAACAACAAGTTCCTAAATCAGTCCAATTAATTGGAACTAATCTAAGTGCTAAAATTCTAGACTTATATGTATTTGTAGAATTTGGTGTAGAAGTAAAAATCGATTGTCTTACAGGTGCAAGAGTATAAAAAAGTGCATTATCTAATTATTAAAAATAACTATTTATATTTAAAAATATTTGTATATTATTAAATATAATAAATGACTAAAATGCATGTAATTACTATTCACGCGTCTCTTCCACAAATTAGGAGACTAAGAAAAGGTCATAAAGTAAGAGTTAAAAAAGGAAAAGGTGTTCATATTATTGTTAAACCAGAAACATATAATTTAACTGAAAGAACTTTTAATAAAAATAAAGGTATTGATTTACAACTTGATGATGAAGAAATTGCTCATAATGCTTTTTTAAGTCCAGAACAACATGAAGAATTAAGAAAAATTCATTCTACTGGTGGTGGTATTTTTGGTAAATGGGGAGATAGAATGTTAGAAAAAGCGGGAGTTAAAGATATGGCTTATCAACTAGGTGATGTTTTAAAACCACATGCGAAAAAATTAGTTTTGGGAGGATTAACAGCAGGTGCGACTGCTTTAGGTGCAATGCAACCAGAATTAATTCCATTTCTTGCTCCTGGTGTCGGTATGGCTTCTTCAATGGCTAATGAATATTTAGACCATCCAGGAAAATATCAACCTCACGAAGATGAAAGTCCTGTCGAACATTATAAAAATCTTGCAAAATCTGAAGCAAAAAGTCATGCAAATAAATTAATTAATCAACATTTAGGAACTAATTATGATTATATGAATACCGCCGGATTACAAGAAGCCGGTGCAAATGAACTAGCTAAACAAATTACTAAACATCAAGTAGAAGCAAGGAAAAATTTACCTACAGCTAGTGGTGATGGTATTCATAAACATAGAAGAATTGCATTAAGTGGTGGTGCATTACATCATCATGCTCATAGACAAAAAAATTTAATGGAAAATCATACTATTGGAACTAATGGAAATTTTGTTCAATGGACTCCTCCAGCTTTAGTTTCTCAACCTTATAGTGCAAATTTTGCAATGTCTCATATGCTTCCTCCTCAATATGCTCATTTAAATAATAGTGTTGTAGGTCATGAACTTTTACATGGTTCAGGAATGTCGGGTTGTGGTCCAAGACATAATAATATGTATGATAATGAAGAACCAGTTTTAAATAATGGAAGAAAAAAACCTTTTGGGATAATGGGACATGGAAAGATGGGATATGGAATGATGGGACATGGAATGAAAAAAAGAGGTTATGGTTTAGGACCTTAAAAAAATAAAAAAATTATTTCATTATATATATAAAAATAAATTAATTATTATTATATATAAATGTCATTAAGCGATACTGAAATAAGAGAATTATCAAAAAAAATGTCTGTTCCTTTAGCAGATTGTTGTTTTAAAAATGAATTAGAAAGTCCTTTAGAATTTAATAAATGTTATATTATAAATATTGAAGATTCACATGACGAAGATGGACATGAAAATGATGGAACACATTGGACTTTTTTACAATGTAATAAATATCCTAATAATAAAATAGAATCAATTTATTTTGATAGTTATGGTGCTCCTGCTCCTAAACATGTAATTGAATGTGTTGAAAAAACAACTGGTCAAATTGGACTACCACATACAAAACCAGATATTCAATCTTTATTAAATAATGCTTGTGGTTGGTATTGTCTTGCTTTAGGTCATTATATTAATGCTTCAAGATTTAGAACAGGTGATTTATATGATGATGTAAATTCTTTTTTAGAAATGTTTGAAGATTTAAATACAAGTATTGATTTTAAAAAAAATGAATTTATATTAAAACATTTTTTTAGAAGTTCAGACCCCGATAAACGTATTCCGATTGATGTAGAAAAAATTTCTAAAGATAATGAAAAAGGAGGTTTAGATATGTTTCAAATTCCTTGCGATATAAAACAATTATAATATATATAAAGACATAATAATAATAACATATATAATGACAGAAATAATTACTGAATTACCTAAAGAAATTATTTATTCTTCTTATACTGAAAGTCAGAAAAAAGCTACTTTAAAGTATAGAGAAAAAAATAAAGATAAAGTTAATGAACAAAGAAAAATTTATTATCAACAAAGAAAAGAAAATGACCCTGATTTTTTAAAATATAAAAGAGCTAAAAGTAGAGAATATTATCAAAGAAAAAAAGAAGCTAAAATGAATAATGATAATATTGATTTAGTTAAAATTGATTTAGAAAATGAACCGGAAATAGTTATTGAAGAAGTAAAACAAGATGAAGGAACAGGTCCAGAAATTCCAATTATTGAAGAAGTAAAAGAAGTAAAAGAAGTTAAAGAAAAAGTTAAAAGAACTAAAAAAGTTAAAATTCCAGAATTAGAACCACAACCAGAAATTCAAAAAACTGAACTTATTGAATTTGATAAAAATCCTGATGAAGAAATTGTTTCTACTGTTTTAGTAAATGCAATAGTAAAAAAGAATTCTAGAAAAAAATCAAAAATTACATATGATATTTAAAACTATAATGTATATATATAATATATTTACATTATGGAAATTCAAAAAGATTTAAGAGTAAATATTAATGATTTTGAAAAAAGTGAATTAATTAATTTAGCTTTACATAATCATAGAATTTATTTAATGACTCAAATAGAAAATAATATTTTTATTCATCCAGATGAGAAATATGAACAATATGTTAATTTAGATTATATATTATATTCAATGTATAATTGTTTAATGTTAGGTTATGACGAAAGTCATATTATAGATAATTTAAATGGTCAAGGTGTTATGCATAATTTTAGATGGTTTTGTGAAGAGTATAGTATATTTTATAATTAGAATAATAAAATTTAAAGAGAAAATAATATATATTAATATCTATGAAACGCCCAATAAGTGAATTGGAAGAAATTGAATATGAATCAGATGACGATTCATCTAGTGATTATGAAACTGAAGATAGTTTAAGTTCAGAAGACGAAAGTGAAGCCGAAGAAGAAGAATATAATTCTGAAGAAGAAAGTGAAGAAGAAATAGAAAAAGAAAAACCACCTTTAAAAAAAAATAAAACAAATTTTATATTTAATATTTCATCAGGCTTTATAGAACGTATGAATGATATCTAGAACATGTATTTAATTTAATACTTTATATATAGATAATATCTATAATATTAAAGTTTTTTTATTGTTATATATATAAATTTACTATAATTTATATATATTTTAAGGGTTTTTATGTATAATCATTTAATTAAAAATTTTTAATTAAATAATTATATGTAATTTTACTTAAATATTAATTATATATTGTTATATATATGTATGGTTTAATATGTTTGTATATATTTACACATTTTATTTTAACTTTAAACGAATATATATAAAAACAAAATAATGTTTTTATATATAGTATGTTTTATTTAAGTTTGTTCTGTATGATTATTTATATTATTTTTTTAATAGTCTATTTACTGATTACATTATAATAATACTGATTCTATTAGTCCTTGTTCTTCTAAGACTTTTTCAATCTCTTTATATTTTGGACTGAACTTTTGATAGTCTTGTGAAAGTCTAGTGTATTCCATCATGTGGTGGAACTGACAGTCTAATAGCATCTTGTATCTAGCTGACTCGCGCCCCTTCTGAGATGTGAATCGTCTCAGCTTAGTTTTAATCTTGTCCTCCTCGTCTCTGTGCCAGTTGCTCATGTCGCTTATGTACTCTAATTGGTCTTGTAAGAGCTCCCAGTTGTCGACGGTCGCGGTAAGAGATTGAACATCGTCTATTGTGTATGCGCTTGTCATTGTATAATATATATACGCGTCATTTCTTTAAGTGTCTTTAGTGTATATTTTTTTATAGACAGGACAGAAAGGGACGTGTATATAAAAGCCTATATACCC